GAACCAATGAAGAAGACCACAATAAGATTTGAGGTAGAGGTTGCCGACAAGATCGAGCAGCTGGGCAACCTTGCCGCAATTGTTACCCATTTTACGGACACGTACTATCATGTACGGGCATCTTTTGCGCAGTGGATTAAGCAGGGATTTACCAAAAATGAGCTGAAGCTTATCCTGGACGCAGATAATGGACTTACGTACAGCGTCCAACTGATCGCAGGTTATCCTGCGCATCTTGAAGACGCTATCACCATTGATGGCCTGGATACTAAGTGGGGGGTAGACTCTAAGGCCTTCATGGCCAAAATCAATGGACTGGAAAAACACGAATTGATGATGCTCCACGAATGGAGCCACTGGTTTTGGTACGGAAAATGGCACAAACAGCCAGACCTTGAGGAATATGTAAGCTAATCTGCCTTTACTCCCTATCTGCCCCGACTAATCATCGGGGCTTTTTTGTGTCTGCAAGAAAATAGTGTGGCAGTAGGCAGCAGCTCGGTTTGACGGCGAAGGGCGGGCGTGGCGAAGTGGGCCCATGAGCAGCGTACCAAAAAAGAAAATCTATGCAGAAAAAAGAATAATGGCCCGGGAAGCCTACCTGAACGGCAACAGAGACATCTATTCTCTGGCCGAATTGGTGGGCTGCTCTCCCGTGACCATGAAAAAGTGGATTGAAAAGTACGGATGGGCAGAAGAAGAGATGGAGCTGATGGGGCTCGAAAAGACCGCCGAATTAGAGCGGCGACGGGCGTATGTTGCTGCTCTCAGGTCTTTTGCGAAAGACCCGACAAATTATAACCTACAGAGCCTGGTGCAGCTTCTGAAAGCAGAAGAGCGCCGGACAGCGCCCTCGAAAGACCTCAACGACCACATCGTGGTTTTTCTGGATCAGACGACGGACTATATGCAGGAGAACGACCTGGATATGTTGTTAAAAGAATTTAAGAAAATCGTAATGCCGCTAAGCGAGTATTTGAGAAAGAGGAACCAGTGACGTACCTTCTACATCGACATAAACCCTCCATGTGGGCATCCCCTGAGAGACTGGTTCCTCCCTCTCGGGGATGCCTCTATTTCATGAGTATAGGAGCGCCGGAATGGAAGACTGGGTAGTTAAGATATTGTTTGTTATATTCGGGCTTTACAGCGGCGTGATGAGCTGGTTGTTCCGCACCGTGTGGACCGACCTCAAACACGCAAAAGATGAAATCAAGAATATGCACGAAGAGATGATCGAGCTGAGGAGCTCGAACCTCCTGCAGATTCGTGAGCAAATAGATGAGCGTTTCGCCGGAATGGAGCGGCTGATTGAGACGAAGATGAATGAAGGATTCACAAAATTGGAACTCATGTGGATCAACGAGGGTCGGCTCCAACCAAAACGCAGGATCACAAGCAATAACACAAAATAAAAGGAGTGTATCATGAGCATGAGAACAATGGCTAAGAAAGAGATGCAAAGTATGCCGGACTACTTTCGGGTGCTTACCGCCGGCAACACCTTCCAGGGTACTGCCTCCGGCGTCGCCGTCTTCAAAGCGGATTTCCCCGACAACACAACCAGCATCAAGCTGGGTGGCGTGGGCGTGAACTTGAGCGACCTGAATGATGTTGTGTGCGACGGCTACGAGCTGAAAGGGCATTTTACTTATATCCAGATGCCACTTGTCACCGACATGGTGCTGATCGTCTATAGCTAAGATGAGATTGCAACTTAAGATAGGTGTCGGCATCACTGGGAAAGCCGCCGGTGGACAGTCCGTAAATAATGCCTGGTATGGGCTCAAGTTTCGGGACACTTTCACGGTCGCCGACGGCGTGTATACCTTTAATGGGCTGGAGTATGAGCGCACCGGCCTGGCTGCCGGATATGACCAGGGCCTGGATAAGGTGCCAGAAAAGCGGCTAACCGTCCATAATAAGCTGCGCCGCTGCGTGGTGGGGTATGATGGCAAGGTAAAGTATTATTTAGACCACCGGAATAGTATGTGGCAAGCAGGGAGCTGGAGGCAGCAGTCTGTCGACAATGCTGAAGGGATAGTAACCGAAGTGTTGGACAATTACGGCGTGGTGATAGACGATAAGCAGGTCGGAAACTACGAGGCAAAAGTCAACACGAAGCCTGACCCGAAGAAGATTGGCTGCGTGATGAACATATTTGATGGGAAGGGGGCGAGCTGGTATGGCGTGATCATAGGTATCTCCAGCGACCAATCCGCCTATATTCTGTCGCATCCGCATATTGATGGCTTTGGCGAAGTGGCAGAAGCTTGCGAAGCTTATTACATGATCGGCGATGCGATACTTGGGGGCCAGGATGGCAACGTGATGGTGGAAATTCCGTCTTTCTGGCATAAGTGGAGCTATGAGCCTGATCCGGAGAACCCCGACGATCTGGAAGGCAGGGCCTACTACGGCTGGCAGCATCATCAAATAAGCCTCCGAGAGATACCAGGCGGGAATTTCTACCCCAAGAGATATGTGGGGGCTTTCGAAGGCGTGCTTGCCGATGAAGACAATAATCCTCAGGACGGATGGTATGGGGCTTGGGACGAGGCCGCTTCTACGTGGGAGGGCGCCACTGTTACCCCCGTACCGCCTAACTATAAGATATTGAGCGTTGCGGGCTACTATGGAAAAACAAACATATCTCTGACTAATTATCGCACTGCAAGCGAAAGTGTAGGGGAAGGATACCACCAGTACGACGCCACCACGAACTTTATAATCCAGCTACTGATGATTATTGAGCTGGGGCATATGCAAACCCAGTTAGGCATAGGAAACGGTATCAGTGGAGTAGCGAACTGGGGCGTCTACAATGGCTACAGGCCGATTAGGAAGTGCGGCGACACTGTTGCTGCTGGAAATCATACCTGGGATACGTATGCAGCCAACCAGACGTGTCAGATTGGCGCTCTTAATTATCGCATTCAATCTCTTTCTTATCGAGGTATAGAGCAGCCTTATAGCCATGTGTTCCATTGGGTCGATGGTATTTGTCTCGGCATCATTGATTCGGGCGAAGGCGGAGAGCCGTACATCATGCCCTATGCGCACAAATGTATCAATGGCGGGGAGGCAGGATGTGACGAATATATTTCCCCTGCATCGGTAGAAGGGGCGGCTTCCAACCCCGACTATATGGCCCTGCCATCTATCACGGGCGATGAGCTGAAGATTCCGAACGTAAGCAGGTATTGGAAGGTTCCATCGCCTCACTTATTGCCCAATGACGACTCGTCTTCCAGAGGGCTAAGCTCCTACACATATGATAGGATGTTTTACTCGAGCTCGACTGGTCTCCGTGCCTTTGCGGTGGGCGGTCAGACGAATTACAGTGTCGATGCTGGGGCGTTTTGCTTCCCTTCGGGGTACGGTCTGCTGTATTCGTATTCGACGGTTGGCGGGCGGCTCTGCAAAATTTAAGAGGATGCAACAATGATAAATAAGGTTTCCGGAAAACGTGCCTTTGCAGTGAGCGGTCAGACGAATAACAGTGTCAATGATGGGGCGAGCTGCCTTTCAGGGCACAGATCGCATTCAACAAAACATATTACACATTTACAGGAGCTACAGAATGAAAGCAAATCATGACGTTCAACCCGTTCTCATGGAACAGATTTCTATAGGTTACGTGGTAAGATGGAATCTGGAAGAAATCACCATAGACGGAGAGACCTATTGGACAGGGAACGAGGCAATCTCGCCTACCCGCACTTATGACGATGTGGTCTCCGCCTTGATCCATTATAAATATACCCTGGATCAAGAGATTGCCACAATAAACAACCACTTGGTCGGACAAGATGAAGACGAGTGGCTGGAATACCAGGCATGGAGAACCTGGGCAAAAGATTACGCCCGCAACACCTTGAATCTGCAATAGTATGAGCGGCAAGAAGTTTACCCAGCGGCAGCGGAAGCGTCTGGCGGAAATAGTCGCCAAGACGCCCCGTCTGCAAGGATTCCCAGATACAAGCGCTCGGGCCATAAACGCAAGAGTCCGAAATGTTACCGGCGAAGGCTGGGATTCTTTTGCATATTTCTGCAAGACCTATATGCCCCACATATTTGAGCTGCCTTTTTGCGCAGACCACAAGCTGATGTTTGAGGAAGTGGAGAAGCGCAAGGGTGTTACTGCCATCACCGGCTTTCGTGGCCTCAGCAAGAGTACGCTCATTATCTCCGCCAGAGACATCTGGCGAATAATCAAAGGCATGAAATTTACGGTCAACGTGGCCGCAGATATTGAGCTGTCCGGCCTGAAAGTACGCTTTATCGAAAACCAGATACGGCTCAACAACCGCCTGGCCCAAGACTTCCCTGAGCTGCAGATTATCGCCTCTGAAGAAAGCAAGATTGTCTTGAAAGATAAGACTATAATCATGGCCCGAAGCATCAAGCAGGGCATCCGTGGCCTTTTCCACGAGTACCTGGGCATCCGGCCCCAGGAAGTAAAGGCAGACGATATAGATTTAGAGGCAAACATCGGATCGCCAAGGATCGGCAAGCGGAAATTAGACAAAATCATGCAAGAGATCGCCGGCGCTCTTGACCCTGGTGGAGACTGGAGAATTATCTGGGCAGGGAACCTGGTCCACCCCAACTATGCCATATCCCAGCTTCAGGGGCTCATATATGCCGAAATTCGGGAGGAAAACCCCGACTTCGACCCGGGACACCAGAAAGTAATTTCGAGCCACGGAAAGACCCTTATTCGCATCCCATTGGAAGATTCCGAAGGAAACAGCGTCTGGCCAGAGCAGTATCCCACAGAAGACCTGCCAAAGCTCAGACGTCAATTTGGCACCGTCGGCTACCAGCGAGAGATGTTGGGGCGCCCCGTGATCGAGGGCAATATCTTTAAAGCGGAGTGGTTCCAGCGATATAAATACCCGCCCCCTTCCCGCCAGATAAGAAGGGTGTGGCTCTATGCCGACCCTGCCTGGGGCGAAAAAGGATGTTACAAGGGTATTGTCTCGCTTGCCTACGACGGAAGCAGGTTTTACGCTCTCCATGTGTGGGTGCGGCAGACCAAGAATACCCGCTTTTTCAAGTATTATTACGACGCTTTCATGGAGCTTACTCGAAAGTATGGGGCCAGGTTCAGAGGCGCCATCGAGGTAAGCTATGGGCAATCCAGGATACTTGAGGATTTCGACCGCTGGGCACAGGACAACGGCCTCAACCCCATCTCCCATCGCATCAAAAGGATTGATAATAAAGAAAACAAGAATCTGCGCATCGAGCGCACGGAAACCACTATAGAGACCGGCAAATTGCTCTTGCCGGAAGGCCAGGACACGCATATCCTGGTAAGCCAATTTCTAACCTATCCGGATGGCTATGTTGATGGCCCGGACGCACTTGCCGGCTGCCTGGAGCGCTTTAGCGAGTACGACAGCAGCCGCCACAGGGTAAGGGTAAGGAGCCTGCGGACATGACCTTCTTTGATCGGCTCTTGCGGGAGTATTATCAGGTCTTGATCAATGCCTGGCAGGAGTCTGTCCGGGAAGCTGCGTATACTGCTATCCAGATGCTGGTGGAGCTCCCGCAGCACGAACGCCAAAATGAAGAGACTGTCCGCAAGTGGATGGTGGTAATTGAGCAGCATCTGGGGCAAGACTTTGCGGCAGCCATTAACGAGCCCACCAAGGCCTATATGCGAAAAAGCTATTACCTCGGGCTACAGGACGTGCAGAGGATGGGCGCCCAAATAAGCATCGGGCTGTATGGGTACCAGCATGAGCAGACTATTGCCACCGTGAGCGTCAACAATGTGTTTTGGATCAAGGGCGCCGGAGAAGAGGTTGCCCAACCCATAAGGGAGATATTGGGCAAGGCCTTCCGGGAAGGATGGACTAAGCGAGACCTTGCCGCTGCACTGCAAGAAGAATTTGCCGATCTTGAGCAATCTGACCATTATTGGTATGGACTTGCCGAGCATATGCTGCTCCGGATCAGGGAATACGGCCGGCTAAACGGCTACAAAGCTGCTGGAGCGACGCATT